TTGCTTGACAGCTTCACCGAAAAAATGGCGCGAAATTTTCATTTCGAATATGGAACAGCGCGCGCCTGGGGATCTTTTGGCTATGCTATTGGCGCGTTCTTTGCCGGCATATTTTTTAGTATCAGTCCCCATATCAACTTCTGGTTGGTCTCGCTATTTGGCGCTGTATTTATGATGATCAACATGTGTTTTAAAGATAAGGATCACCAGTGCGTAGCGGCGGATGCGGGAGGGGTAAAAAAAGAGGATTTTATCGCAGTTTTCAAGGATCGAAACTTCTGGGTTTTCGTCATATTTATTGTGGGGACGTGGTCTTTCTATAACATTTTTGATCAACAACTTTTTCCTGTCTTTTATGCAGGTTTATTCGAATCACACGATGTAGGAACGCGCCTGTATGGTTATCTCAACTCATTCCAGGTGGTACTCGAAGCGCTATGCATGGCGATTATTCCTTTCTTTGTGAATCGGGTAGGGCCAAAAAATGCATTACTTATCGGTGTTGTGATTATGGCGTTGCGTATCCTTTCCTGCGCGCTGTTCGTTAACCCCTGGATTATTTCATTAGTGAAGCTGTTACATGCTATTGAGGTTCCACTTTGTGTCATATCCGTCTTCAAATACAGCGTGGCAAATTTTGATAAGCGCCTGTCGTCGACGATCTTTCTGATTGGTTTTCAAATTGCCAGTTCGCTTGGGATTGTGCTGCTTTCAACGCCGACTGGGATACTCTTTGACCACGCAGGCTACCAGACAGTTTTCTTCGCAATTTCGGGTATTGTCTGCCTGATGTTGCTATTTGGCATTTTCTTCTTGAGTAAAAAACGCGAGCAAATAGTTATGGAAACGCCTGTACCTTCAGCAATATAGACGTAAACTTTTTCCGGTTGTTGTCGATAGCTCTATATCCCTCAACCGGAAAATAATAATAGTAAAATGCTTAGCCCTGCTAATAATCGCCTAATCCAAACGCCTCATTCATGTTCTGGTACAGTCGCTCAAATGTACTTCAGATGCGCGGTTCGCTGATTTCCAGGACATTGTCGTCATTCAGTGACCTGTCCCGTGTATCACGGTCCTGCGAATTCATCAAGGAATGCATTGCGGAGTGAAGTATCGAGTCACGCCATATTTCGCTATCAGGATTCTGTGTGATGGTTACATCGCCCGGCCCAGGGCTGTTTAGTCATCAGCGCTTTCTGACAGTGCTGAGATTTCAACCTGTTGCAGTAAAAATGAGTAGATATAAGGCAAGTGTGCTGCCAAACCCATCTTTTACGGGGTGAAGGTAGATTTCGTTTGAAGGGTATCTGGTGTCCCCTGCAGACATCTACTTGAATCGGCAGGGGATTGATTGGAATGGTGTTTTTTAGATGTGAATAAAATTTTACCCGCTATTTTACCCATTGGCGCGGCTTAAGAGCTTATTTTTGAATTCACAATGGTCACGATATAACCATCTTGCTCGCCCGTGGATAACTTTGGCTTTAGGCAGGTCCCCGGACTTAATCCGGTCATAGATGAAGGTTTTACCGAAGCCAGTATCGGCCATGATGAATTTCAAATCAACCAGTGAATCAGGCTGTAGTTCGTGTTGCATGAGTGCTATCTCCGAATAGGGAATCGAACCTGCAAATCAGGTAATAAAAAACCGCCATCAGGCGGATTGGTGTTCTTTCAGTTCTTCAATTCGAATATTGGTTACGTCTGCATGTGCTATCTGCGCCCATATCATCCAGTGGTTATAGCAGTCGTTGATGTCCTCTGCTTCGATAACCCTGTCGAATGGCTCTCCATTCCATTCACCTGTGACTCGGAAGTGCATTTATCATCTCCATAAAACAAAACTCGCCGTAGTGAGTTCAGATAAAAGAAATCCCCGCGAATGCGAGGATTGTTAGTTGCGCTCTGCTGCTGCCTTGGTCATTACCATATCCACCCAATTTCACCAGACATGATTCTCGCAATCACTATCATCACCAAAGTGATAATCACAACTTTAACTGGCGGCATCATTCACCATCATGCTGCGGCGGTTCTGGTAGTGGCATCCAGTGTGCGACATTGCTAATCAGACCATATTCATTAGTTTGAGGATGGTTGCCGTTATCGTCTCCGTATTTAAGACTCTCCATAAAGCCATAATGCCTATCACCATTAACGCTCACAAAGCCGTAATAAGCAGGTATAACGCCGATCTCACACGTAACCAGTAAAGGAAAACTAGTTCTCCAATTTAGCTCGCCAATTACAGGCATTCGCTCACTACAGCTTATCCAACCATCCGGAGTTACCGGAGAGTTGCCCGATGGATCGTTCAACTTGCAAGTTTGGCTTACAGGTTCGGCTTCCAGTTCTGCTATGCGCTTCTCTGCGGCATGACATCGTTTCATCCATTCAACGCAAGATTCCGCAGCTTTATCTGCTCCTACAGATTCAGCCTCTGCCAGCCTTTCCAGCTTAAGGATTTGTCTCTCTGCGTCTTCCAGCTCATCCAGCAGCGCCAAGACGGTATCCGGACTGGCTGCGGCGATGAATTCAGCATTAGCCTGCTGCTCCATTTGGAAATCTTCATCGAAACCGCTTTCAGGATGCGCTCCTTCAATTCTGCAAATGGGAAGATATCCAACAACTTCACGATGAATTAGCGCATCACCAGCATCAAATCTCTCCTCTCCATATTCGAGCGACCACACACCACTCGTTGCTTTCTCTGCCTTTTCACGCAGTGCCTGATAGTCAATCTTGTTCACTGGTTGCCTCCTTTGCGAAGCTCAGCGGCGAAGGCTACTGCGTGATCATGATGTTCAAGTGTGTATGCACACTCAGCAAACATCTCCACGCCCTGCGCCCGTACTTCATCCAGGAAAGCATCGGTGGCCGGAGTTTTAGGAATCCGTCTCCTCATCAGTTCTATTGCATAATTGAACCCGAAATCTTCAGCAAGAGATACGTCATCCATATTGTCATTGTCAGCATCAATATCCCGTAGTTGAGGAATTGCAGACTTCAGCCCCGCATTTTCCGCTGCCATCGCCGCGCACTTGGCCTCCGCTTCAGCAAATTTACGCACCAGATATTCAGCATTTGTTTCGTTAACCTTTAAATCTCGTGGGATGCATTTGCCTTTCAGAAAACCATCCATCTCAATTAGTGACATTTGTTTCATTTCTTCCCACTCCGCCATATCGCATTCAGATATTTGTTGTCATTAACAGAACCGAAACTATTTCTTTTAAGCAATTCCTCTCTCGATGGCATTGGCTTTACGCGTTGGCGAATAATCATTTCTGCCGGAAGAATGCCTGGATTGTATGCAAGTCCTCTCATGGTAAATTCCTCTTTGTTAATTTATTCGTATGCCTGCTCTTTCTTCATCGAGTTTTTTTAGCTTGTATCGCATAGCTCTTACTGAATAAATTGAGCGGCAGGTTGCAATTGCTATTTCTTCTGCGGAGAACTTACCGAAAAGTGATACTTCGGCTCTTGTCCAGCGTCTTCCACGAAGTCGGCTAACAATGTCAGCGCCAATCCTTGTTGCTTTCGCCATTACTGCTTTTTCAGTCCTTTCCAGTTTTTCAGCGATAACTTCAACTGGCATTGTCGCCGCCACTTCGCGCAAGAAATCGACTTCCCATTTCTCCCATGGAGTCTTTTTCATAGGCGATACCGTTATTTGATAAGAAGTGAAGGTTTCCCAACTTTGAGTTGAGCGCCGGGGATATTTATTCCTGCTTTTAGTTGGTGTTTGATTGCCAGTTTGTCGGCTTTAATTGTCGTTTCAAACTCAACGTATTCAGGAGGAAGGGCGCTTGAGTCGATGATTTCTACAGTTTCTGACGGTTTGCGGATTGTTACCTGGTGAATACCTGCTCTAATCTTTTTCTTGCCAACCATTTCAAGCGATGACGCTATATACGCCATAATGCTGCCAATCTTATTTTGAATTACTGCGGCTCGCTCATTCAGTGACTTTGCCTCTTCCTTGAGGCGTTCAGCATAACCAGATTCATTTTTAATAATGGCAAGAAGTTGCTCTATTTTATCGGTAAATTCTCCTTCCATGCCTTCTATTGTGTCAGCAATCATCTCTGGTTCTAAATCTGAATCCATCAATTTTGCGTATTCATTGGCAATTTCATACAGTTTGCTCACTGGCAACCTCCAGTTTCGCTTTGCATTCTATGTAAATGGCTTGTACGTTCTGCTGCAATTTCATTCCAGATGTCAGGCGATATGCTTCTGCAAAATATCGCTTCAAATCATCCATGTTTTCTGCCTGAGCCATTTCATCGCAAAGAAGTTGTGCTTTATCCATTATTTCCTGCTGGCGTTTCCGTTCATCTTCGCGGATATCTTCCTCTGATTTGTGCGGCATAACTGGTTCGGTCCACACGCCTTCTTCTTCGTTTAGTACGTGAATAGCACTATCAAGGCGTGATGCCTTAGGCCAATACTTGCTTGCACGCTTTACGACCGTCTTTCGCGCCATCTCATTCCAGTGATTTACCCATGGTCCTTTATCGCTGAATGCTGCCTTGCTTGTTTTCCTTACAGCCTCAATTTCAGCCAGACTCATCTCTTCCGTTAGATAATCACCTGCTGGCGTCTTAACTGTGCAGTAAACGCCAACGATATCACCACGGTCACCGAAGGCGTTGTATTTATGGGTTGGTGCTTTATCAAGCCCGTTTGACTCATAGGTATCGTTAGCATGAACAAGTTTTGCCTGACCCCATGAGATAACACCAGACTCCATTGCAATATGGAGCAATCCCATATAGCTGATATCAAGGCACACCATGCCGTCGCGAGGAACCAGATAAGCCAGTTTGCTGGCCGGGTTTAAGGTGATGCCGATCGCCGCAACATTGATGATGGCGTTCTGTGCGCTGGTTGGATTTGCCAGTGCTGTTTTAGCCAGGTAATCGTTTTTCTGGAAATACTGAATTGCAAACTGGCTTTCCTTAGCCCATGTCACCGTCTGTTCAGTCAATGCTCCGCAGAATAACTGCTCCTGCTGTTTAACGAATTCAACGATATTGCTCATGCAGCTTCTCCAAAAATGTGTCTGCGTTTAAATATTGCGAAGGCATATTCAGCTTTAACTCTTTCGGTTATTGCATCCCAGAACCATTCAGCGGCTTTTTCCTGATAGTTACAGTCATCATCTTCCAGCCAGTCGATAGCGTCCTTAGTGTGTTCATCTGGTTTATATGAGCGAAGCATTTCGCTTATTGGGTCGCAACGTTTGCAGAGGCGATCAACTTCACTGTTGATTCGTTCGTAATCATCATCGGTAAAACTTGCGATGATTTGCGATATTTCACGCTTATCATTCAGAGTCAGAATCATCATCTTTCTCCTGTTCTTTGTGCTGATTGAGCATTTTGTTCATCTGACGAATGAATTCTTCGTCTGACCAGTTATCTGTAAAACTCATGGACGGCCTTGTTGTTTCAAAATATCCCAAAGCTTTTCGAGCAAGCTTTTCATTCTTGGTTGTTTAAAGTCTGCTCCGGTTAAAATGTTTTTTCGTGAATGTTGTACCGATAAAATCGGGTTGAAAGGGCGAACCGATGCCGCCCCTGCAATAGCGAACTGTTGCATAGGATGCTCCTTCTGTTTGATTGCATAACGAAAACGCCTCGAGTGAAGCGTTATTGGTATGCGGTAAAGCCGCGCTTGGCGGCTTATTTGAAGACTTCTATGAAATCAAGAACTGATGATATTTCGTGGTTGAACGATTTTCTTTTGTATCTTTCTATCGCAGAGTCTACCTGGTGTTTATAGTCATCGTCGTTTGAGTATTTAACGAAGCATTCTATTGTCTCAGGCGTTACAGCTATAAGGCTCCACCAACCTTCATCAGATTGATATTCAAATCCCATGCTTTCAAGCCATCCAGCATATTTCCCTCCAGCATCTTGCCAGTGTGTCTTTTCTGCAAGGAAGCTGTTAACCGTCATATGTGCATCAAGGCATTTATCCAACTGTTTACCATTAAGTAGCCATGCGCTGACAGTTGCACATCCCAAATCAACTGATTGAGTAGAGATATTGAATTGGTCGTAATTATCTGGATTAACCAGAATATCTGTAATTTCCATAATTCCTCCGTCAAAAAAATTGCCCTCACACTGGAGGGCAAAGAAGATTTTCAATAATCAGAACAAGTCGGCTCCTGTTTAGTTACGAGCGACATTGCTCCGTGTATTCACTCGTTGGAATGAATACACAGTGCTTATTCGCAGCCTACATAATCATTCCGGTTATTATTACCATTTCAATATCACTATCTTTCATAATGATTGGAGTTGAGTTATCAACTTTACTTTTACTCCATTTTCCTGCATCAGTTTTTACCGCTCCACAATAAGAAAGCCAATCATCATCACAATGTTCTGGAACACTAATTCTGACAAGAACACGTGATAGTGCTTTTTCGATACTTTCATCACAATTAGCATTTGTGTAATTGCCGTGAGACAATTTCAAATCGTTAACTTCATCTTCATTGGCATCAAAAATATAGATTTCAGTCGACTCTGGAACATTTTCATAAACCATTAAAACTTTCATTTTTACCCCATATTGTTTATGCCAAAAATAAAGTCCGACTATGCGGCATGAAATTACTTAACCAATGATGCGGCATATTCGATAAGGTAAAGTTTTGGAGCAAGCCAAATTTTCAGCCAGTCGAAATAATTGAAGAAAACAACAATAGAAGTAATCGCTATTCCTGATGTGACAAGTAGTGATAAAAGAATAATATCTACATCATCTCCTTTATTCCATGCAAAAATCATCAGATAAACACACGCTATAATCACCAATACACAGATAGCCTGAATTCCAGCTGATGATACGGCGTGCCACATCAAAAGCTGATGGATGACATCAGGAATCTGTGCCTGGCTAAATGAAACAGCCGCGTCTATTCCATTACTGGCTTTTTGCAGTAGTTCTACGAGAATCTTGTTTGCTTGTTCTTCCATATCTCATCTCAAATAAGTGGTTTGCTTGCAATAAAAAACCCGTCTTGGACGGGTTGATTACCATTTCTTTTTGGGGTTTCGTTGATGGGCGTGATTGACAACTTTAAACATTGCATCTCCACCAGAATTATTGTCAATCTCTGTCTTTTCGTGAGCTACTGCTAATTCAGCTGCTTTTTCACCCCTCACGGCAGCCAATCCTCCTTTTTCCAAAATCTCTGCCTTTCTCTCCTCCCGGCTCTTGTTTTCCTTCTCTGCTCTTTCTGCCTTCCTGGCCTCTCTGCGGCGGTTCCTGCTATTATCTCTCGCTGGCTTGATTGTTATGCTAGGCTTCATTTTTACCTCGCTGTAATTAGTTTTTGCCTTCTGTAACCAGCAGCATACAGTGCAACTTCAGGCAAACAAACGCTTCCGCTATTCGCATCTGTATTTGATTTGCTAATGATGCCGAGTGATATTGCTTTTTCAGAAATGCTTAAACGCTTTCTCGGGGCTTCCTGAACAGGTTCCTCACTGTCTGTGCCGAAGATCGAATCGATGATGTTGCATATAGCATCACGCTCGATAGCCAGCTTTCTGCGCCGCTCATGACGGCGAGTTTTGGCATTTCCTGCAAATGTTGATTTTCCGTACACGATTACCGTCATGATATTTTCCTCATGTGAAATGGCTTTGGTGGTGATGCGCCAGGTGCTGATCTTCTGGTTGCTGTCGTTGCAGCTGCAATTCACATCACCGCCAAACCCATCTCGTTTGGTATCTGTTTGCGCTTTGTCAGCGCCCCATCGAAGTTAAAGAGCCTGCCAATCTGTTCCGTTTGGCTTCCAGCTTCCTGCTGATGGCGATAATAATGAACCAATAGTTCGACATTATCAAGAACTATTGGTACGAAAATTTTGTGATTTATTAACTCTACGAAATATGATTTTGATATATAAGGAAATTTATTTTTGTAAATGTTGCGGATGAAGGTTATGCGGCAGGGATCAGAATTTCGTGGTTTAGCAAGTTGTATCTATCAATTTTTCAATAAATACAATTGGTTAAGGTGTTATTAGGTGTGGGGATCGTGAGGCAAAGAAAACCCGGCGCTGAGGCCGGGTTGTATATTATTTAATTTCTTTTTCCGGTAAATACATTGTCATTTGAACAGGTTTCTTTCCATAGTGTTGAGCAACTCGACTTCTTAGCTCATGCATGGTGTCGCATGTTTTTGCGACCCCAATAACCTCCCAGCACCTTGATACAAGCTGCCTTACACCTAGGTTCTCGGTTAACTGTCTATGCCAGTGAACTCCTGCCGCAGGCTTGTTTTCTTTAAGATATTTAGCCACATCTTCGTCAAGAGTGTCATAAATTAACTCTATAACCAATTTCCCCCACCATTTGGGCCTTGATTGCAATGGGGTGCTCCATCCTGTCAATCTACCAAATTCTTCCCATAACTCATCAGGAAATGTTTTTTCCCATGCTCTTAGTTCCTCAGCGATGAACGCCCTGAGTTTTACTTGGAGAGCATCCTCTGCACGCTCATACTGATACCCAGTAGCCTCATCAATTAGAGCATCTAACCCAGTCCTAGTTAAACCAGCTGTTAATACAGCACATTTAATTGCTATTTCTCGCTGTCTATCTGTCAATGGCGCGCCTTTGTATAGCGCCTGTACATAGCCGCGACAAATCAATTCAAATTGCTCAGTCTTAAGTCCTTGGCTCTTAAATTGGGTTCCTGGTATGGAAAACTCTATGAGTTCGGCCAGGACTAAGTCTTTGTCTATAAAGCCATTAAGTGAGCTAACGCCAATAAATTTAGCCAGGTCTCCTGACTCCGCATTGGCAATTGCTTTTACAGTTGCTCGCAAAGCTATAACACGATGTCCAGTGTCAAGCACATAGCAATCAATACTTTCACCACCTAAGTCGATCTTCCCCTTCCATTTTGCGAATGGGGATGGTAATTGCTGTAAATCATCATGTTCCATTAATTGAATTACCCTTTTTCGCTGCGTTGAATCACCCAAACGTCTCATCAGGCCACTGGTTACCAGCTATGTGACGATGAAGTCACGAATTTTTCAGCCACTCCCTTGCCTCGATGTCATCCAGATGACGAGATTGCTTCAGAATACCAGCCACATACTCCACCTTTGCTACTTGATGATAAGGCAACGTTATTGGCCTGTGGTCTTGGTTGATGCTTGTAAACTGGTATTCTCCATCTCTGTCATAGCCAAGAATCTTGATCATGTTGTGTCCTTCGATGGTTCTGACAAACACCTCATCACCCGGGAAGACTTTGGTGTTAGGCTCAATGAGTACATATTCTCCTGATTTTATTCTGGGCCACATGCTGTCTCCTTTCACACGAAGACCAAAGGCATCAGGATCATCGCTATAAATTTTGAGCCACCCATCGCGCTCTTCGGTCATCTCGATGGCACCATCAACACCAAGAATTGCCTCACCAACCACGCGCACTAACCCTTTTTTTAATTTGCCAACAAATGAAAGAGTATCTTCATCATTCGCTCCATTTAACGAAGTTCCGTGCTGAAGCCAAACAACATCAACGTTTAGAAATTTCGCAAGCGCATTCATTTTTTCCTGACGCGGTAAAGACTCAGCATTAAACCATTTGCTAACGCCTTTGGACGAAAGAGAAAGGGCACGGGCTATGGCCATCCCCCTACCATGTTCATCAAGACCAGCTTCTTTACAGGCTTGCGCTAGCCGCTGGGCGAATTCTTTGCGCACTTTTTCATTCTGAACCATGAGTACGATACTAAAGCACTTGCAAAAACTTTCAGTTCAATCATAATGCGTACTGAAAGTACGAAAAAAGGATATTCCTATGCAAAATCTTGATGAGCCGATTAAAGGTGTCGGCATCCCTGAAGTTGCGAAGGCTTGTGGAGTTAGCGAAAGGGCTGTCTATAAGTGGCTCAAAAACGGCTTCCTCCCTAAGACTGAGTTTTTTGGGAAAACTAAATACGCATCAAAAATCGAAGAGATTTCTGGTGGCAAATATCAAGCAAGCGAAATGCTTGAAATAAGCAAAAAGAACCTTCTGGCTGCATAAGTAACACCGCTCTTTATCAATCTGCACCGCCGACAACGCGGTAACTAATTAATCACTCATCGAAAGATGAGTATTAGTGATTATTTACCTATGGAAATAGTAAGAAATGGAACAAACAAGTTACAGCAAACTATCACAGCGCGACGTTGATCGCGCAGAAACAGATTTACTTATCAACCTGTCAACGCTTACCCAGCGCGGTCTGGCAAAGATGATTGGCTGTCATGAATCGAAGATAAGCAGAACGGACTGGAGATTTATTGCTTCGGTCTTGTGTGCTTTCGGAATGGCATCAGACATCAGTCCGATTAGCAGGGCTTTTAAGTATGCGCTTGATGGAATCACAAAGAAAAAATCCCCGGCCGCCACCGAGGATTTTAAGCAAATTGATATGCAATTCTGAGGGAATTACTGGATCAATCCACAGGAGTCATTATGACAAAACAACTCAGTCCTTACCAGGACAAAATTCACAAACACATACTACGTGATCGCTTCCTGTCCAGCTTCAAGCAGCCTGGTCGATTCCGGGCTGAGTTGGAAAAAGTGAAGCTGATGCAGAAGGAGAAAGGTCATGAGTAATCTTGCAACCGTAACACATTTAAGGCCTTCACAACGGCCTGTGGAGCGTCGTGTGGCAGAAGTTGAAGATGGTTATACCCGTCTTGCAAATGCCCTGTATGAAGAGCTTATCGGCGCAGATTTAACGAAAAATCAGAGCAAGGTTGCCCACGCCATATGCCGTAAAACATACGGCTACGGTAAAAAGATGGATCGCATTTCTGATAGTCAGTTAGCTCAAATTACCAGGCTGCCAAGACAGAAGGTAAACAAGGCCAAGAATGAGCTTATCGCGATGAAGGTTATCCTTCGCGAAGGCCAGCAAATCGGGCCTAACAAGAACATCGAGGAATGGCAAATAGAAGGGTGTCACTACTCTGGTGATAATGTCACTGCATTGGTGACAAAAAGTGTCACCAAAACGGTGACAGCGCTGTCACCAAAACAGGGACACACAAAAGAAACTATTACAAAAGAAAAAAGAAATAATAAAAACACTATGTCCGAAAGTGTTCGGACGGAGTGTGAAAAATCACCTGACCATCACGAAGAAACCGACAAGGCATTCGAGGAAATATTCTGGTGTGCGGGCATGCGGAAAGCCGGGAAGAAAAACGCAGCTTCAGCATTCAGAACACAGTTCAGGGAATGGCGTAAAACTACCAGGGGTACGGCAAGCGAGTTTGCCACGATGCTGGCAGAAGACATCGCATGCAGGAATGGTAAGCAGTTCGGATTCGACAGGTTGTTACCATCGAGCTACCTGAACGGTCAGCGCTGGAACGACGAGAAGCCAGAAACCATTCAACCACAATCCAAACCATCATCCGCAATCACCGTATCGAAAACTGGCTACGTGTTTTTCGACAGGTGAACCATGAAATCAAAAATCAAATCGCTACTGGTCGCTGGTTATAACCACGGCTGGTTAAGTATTTCGTTTGTCGATTTCTGGTTTAAAAATCTCAATCTGAGGGAATCATGACACCAAGTGAACTTAGCGACCTGCTTTGGGCGCAGGTTGACAGGGTGGCTCCGCACCTGTTGCCAAACGGCAAGAAAGAGGGGCATGAGTGGGTTGCCGGTAACGTCAACGGTGACAAGGGAAACAGCCTTAAGGTCAACCTTAGCGGCAAGAAAAAATGGGCTGATTTCGCTGAGGGAGACGGCGGTGACATGCTTGATTTGTGGATGGCATGTCGTGGAATTAACCTGCATCAGGCTATGCAGGAAGCGAAAGCCTTTCTCGGTATCAAGGATGACGATCACCATTTCGATGCCAAACGTGAGAAGAAATTCTCCAGACCTGATCGCAAGAAAATCGCCCGCTACGTTACCAGAACAGAATCCCATCTTGAGTACCTGCAATCGCGTGGCATATCGCCAGAAATCGTAAAGCGCTACGAGGTTGTCAGCGGCAAGGTGTGGAATGGAGAGCTGGAACTGGATGCTCTGGTGATTCCGTACAAACGCGATGGTGAGTTGTTGCAGGTCAAGCGAATCAGCACTGAGCGCCCGGACGGGAAGAAAGTCATTATGGCAGAAGGTGATTGCGAACCTTGTCTGTTCGGATGGCAGGCTCTGGACGCTGGCGTGAGGGCGGTTGTACTTTGCGAAGGCGAAATTGATTGTATGAGCTATGCGCAATATGGCATCTCGGCGTTATCCGTGCCGTTTGGTGGCGGGAAAGGCGCTAAACAGCAGTGGATTGAGTTTGAGTATCACAACCTCGACAGGTTTGAGGAAATATTCATCTCGATGGACGTTGATGATGTTGGTCGTGAAGCCGCAAGGGAAATCGCAAGCCGACTCGGTGAACATCGTTGCCGTCTTGTTACTCTGCCGTACAAAGACATCAACGAATGCCTGATGAACGGTGTTACCGAGGATGAAATCTGGCAGTACATCGGCACGTCATCCTACTTCGACCCTGAAGAACTCTACAGCGCGCGAGAGTTTTACCAGGACACTATCAACGCTTTCTACGGCAAGCAGCAGTATCTGTTTAATCCACCGTGGGAATCTCTGGCAGATAAATTCCAGTTCCGTGAGGCAGAGTTGACGCTGGTCAATGGTGTGAACGGTCACGGAAAAACGGAGGTTGTCGGGCATATGGCACTTGAGGCAATGCGTCAGGGTGTGAAGACGTGCATCGCGTCACTTGAGCTGAAGCCTGGTATTCTCCTTAAGCGACTTACCCGTCAGGCAACGTGCTGCAAGATGCCGCCAGTGCTTGAAATTGACTCTGCATTTAAATTCTATGACGAAAGACTTTGGGTGTTTGGCCTGACAGGAACGGCGAAAGCCGACAGGCTGATCGAAATATTCGACTACGCTCGCCGCCGATACGGCATCCAGTTATTCATCATCGACAGCCTGATGAAATGCGGCATAGGTGACGATGATTATAACGGGCAGAAAGCATTTGTTGACTCGATTTGCGACTTCAAAAACAAAACAAACTCCCACGTCATTCTCGTTACTCACTCGCGAAAAGGAGACAGCGAAGAAAAACCAACCGGGAAAATGGACGTAAAAGGCTCTGGAGCGATAACAGACCTGACAGACAACCTTTTCATCATCTGGCGTAACAAGGCTCGCGAGAGAGCGTTACAGAGAGTTCAGAGTGGTGAAAAGATGTCAGAGAAGGACGAACAGCTACTGGCATCTCCGGCATCTGTTTTGATGCTTGAAAAACAACGTAACGGCGAAGGTTGGGAAGGTGGCGTCCCGTTGTTCCTTGACGAGCAATCGCACCAGTTCCTGCAACTTGAATCAGGATCGCCATATAGCTACATCGCCAATATGCCGAAATCGGAATATGACGAGGCGTGGCGACAGGAAAACGTGACGGAGTATTAAATGACCATCTACATCACTGAGCTTGTAACAGGCCTGCTGGTAATCGCAGGCCTTTTTATTTGGGGGAGAGGGAAGTCATGAAAAAACTAACCTTTGAAATTCGATCTCCAGCACATCAGCAAAACGCTATTCACGCAGTACAGCAAATCCTTCCAGACCCAACCAAACCAATCGTAGTAACCATTCAGGAACGCAACCGCAGCTTAGACCAAAACAGGAAGCTATGGGCCTGCTTAGGTGACGTCTCTCGTCAGGTTGAATGGCATGGTCGCTGGCTGGATGCAGAAAGCTGGAAGTGTGTGTTTACCGCAGCATTAAAGCAGCAGGACGTTGTTCCTAACCTTGCCGGGAATGGCTTTGTGGTAATAGGCCAGTCAACCAGCAGGATGCGTGTAAACGAATTTTCGGAGCTATTAGAGCTTATACAGGCATTCGGTACAGAGCGTGGCGTTAAGTGGTCAGACGAAGCGCGACTGGCTCTCGAATGGAAAGCGCGATGGGGAGATCGGGCTGCATGACTATCAAATCAAATACGCCAGCACACGACAAGGACTGCTGGCAAACGCCGCTTTGGCTTTTTGATGCACTGGATATTGAGTTTGGATTCTGGCTGGATTCGGCAGCGAGCGACAAAAATGCTCTGTGCGCTCATTGGTTAACTGAGGCCGACGACGCGCTCAATTCTGAGTGGATAAGCCACGGTGCAATCTGGAATAACCCACCGTACAGCAATATCAGGCCGTGGGTGGAAAAAGCCGCTGAGCAGTGCATACAACAGCGACAGACGGTAGTGATGCTTGTGCCAGAGGATATGTCAGTCGGATGGTTCAGCAAGGCTCTGGAGAGTGTTGACGAAGTTCGTATTATCACTGATGGACGGATTAATTTTATCGAACCATCGACAGGGCTGGAGAAGAAGGGAAACAGCAAAGGCTCCATGCTGCTGATTTGGCGACCGTTCATCAGTCCTCGACGGATGTTTACTACCGTATCAAAAGCGGCATTGATGGCGATCGGGCAGGGCGTCAGGAGGGCGGCATGAGACGACAGCGACGAAGTATCACCGACATAATCTGCGAAAACTGCAAATACCTTCCAACGAAACGCTCCAGAAATAAACGCAAGCCAATCCCAAAAGAATCTGACGTAAAAACCTTCAACTACACGGCTCACCTGTGGGATATCCGGTGGCTAAGACATCGTGCGAGGAAATGACAATGGATTATTCACAGTTAAGTGATTTTGAAATTAACGTGGCGGTATTCGAAGCCATTCATAACGGATCACCGGATTACAAAGAAGGTGAGAATGGCGATATGGTGTTTGTCTCATTTGAGGGAGACATTGTAAACGGAGACGCAGTTGAAGTAGAAGTTGAGCGCGGATCCTTTAACCCATGCGCAAACCCAGCAGACTCATGGCCGATTATTGAAAAATACAGGATTAGCATTATCAATCTCGATGAAGACGAGTGGGGTGCACGCGGTGTGGCCTACTGTAAATCTAAGCGAGCTATACATGAAAATCCCCTTCGCGCCGCCATGATTGTCTTTCTCATGATGCAGAGAATCCAATAATGCTTAGCCTATCCCAATCCATTCAATACCAGAAAGAAAGCGTCGAGCGGGCTTTAACGTGCGCTAACTGCGGTCAGAAGCTGCATGTGCTGGAAGTTCACGTGTGCTCCGATTGCTGCGCAGAGCTGATGAGCGATCCGAATAGCTCAATGTACGAGGAAGAAGACGATGAATGAGTTAATAAATGGCAATGCCATCAAAATGACAAGCATTGAAATCGCTGAGTTGGTGGGTAAGCGTCATGACAATGTGAAACGTACCATCGAAACGCTGGCTAAAAATGGTGTTATCCGGCTTCCTCAAATTGAGGATTGTGGAAGAATCAATGGGTTAGGCTTAAATCAAAGTTTTTGTGTGTATGTATTCGAAGGCGAACAAGGAAAGCGAGACAGTATTGTCGTTGTAGCCCAGTTGTCGCCGGAATTCACCGCTCGTCTTGTTGACCGTTGGCGAGAGCTTGAAGAATCTGCGGTTAATATCCCCAAAACGCTACCGGAAGCGTTGCGCCTTGCTGCTGATCTTGCTGAGCAGAAAATGCAACTGGAAAACCAGCTTGCAATTGCCGCACCTAAAGTTGAGTTTGCCGATCGCGTTGGCGAGGCCAGCGGAATTTTGATTGGAAACTTTGCAAAGGTTGTCGGTATTGGTCCAAACAAACTGTTTGCGTGGATGCGCGATCACAAAATCCTTATTGCTTCAGGTTCCCGGCGCAATGTGCCAATGCAGGAATATATGGATCGCGGCTATTTCACAGTGAAAGAAACAGCGGTCAACACAAATCACGGAATACAGATATCGTTCACCACAAAAATCACCGGGCGTGGTCAACAGTGGCTGACCAGAAAGCTGCTCGATAACGGAATGCTGAAAGTAACAGGGGAGGCTGCTTAATGGCTAATCTACGCAAAGAAGCACGCGGCAGAGAATGCCAGGTACGTATTTACGGCGTATGCAATGGTAATCCTGAAACTACAGTTCTGGCACATTACCGGATGGCTGGAATTTGCGGAACGGGAATGAAGCCTGACGACCTGATCGGCGCATGGGCTTGTAGCGCGTGTCACGATGAAATCGACCGACGCACCCATAATCTCGACAACAAAGACGCCAGACTTTACCACCTCGAAGGCGTGATCAGGACGCAGGCGATACTACTGAAGGAGGGGAAGATTAAGCCATGAACGAATATCAGTTTGTGCTTCCATACCCGCCGTCGGTGAATACCTACTGGCGAAGACGGGGAAGCCAATACTACATCAGCGATAAAGGCCAGAAATACCGAAAAGACGTTCAGCAAATCATCCGCCAACTTAAGTTAGACATTTTCACCAAATCACGACTCCGCATCAAAGTCATCGCAGACGTTCCAGACTCCCGCCGCCGCGACCTCGATAACATCCTGAAAGGTTTACTCGACTCCCTTATCCACGCCGGATTTGCGGAAGACGACGAGCAATTCGATGACATTCGCGTAATTCGTGGTGTGAAAGTACCAGGCGGAAGGCTTGGAATAAAAATCACCGAACTGGAGAACGTATGAACGCCACAATTCAAACGATACCAGAGCTTCTTATCCAGACACGAGGCAATCAGACCGAAGTGGCGAGGATGCTTTCCTGCGCAAGAGGAACGGTGCTCAAGTACAACCGAGACAGCAAAGGCGAGCGTCACGTAATAGTTAACGGCGTCCTGATGGTCACGCCAGGCAAAAAGGGAAGACGATGAGACTCGAAAGCGTAGCTAAATTTCATTCGCCAAAAAGCCCGATGATGAGCGACTCACCACGGGCTACGGCTTCTGACTCTCTTTCCGGTACTGATGTGATGGCTGCTATGGGGATGGCGCAATCACAAGCCGGATTCGGAATGGCTGCATTCTGTGGTAAGCATGAACTCAGCCAGAACGACAAACAAAAGGCTATCAACTATCTGATGCAATTTGCACACAAGGTATCGGGGAAATACCGTGGCGTGGCAAAGCTTGAAGGAAATACTAAGGCAAAGGTACTGCAAGTTCTCGCAACATTCGCTTATGCGGATTATTGCCGTAGTGCCGCGACGCCGGGCGCAAGATGCAGAGATTGCCACGGTACAGGCCGTGCGGTTGATATTGCCAAAACAGAGCTGTGGGGGAGAGTTGTTGAGAAAGAATGCGGAAGATGCAAAGGTGTCGGCTATTCAAGGATGCCAGCAAGCGCCGCATATCGCGCTGTAACGATGCTAATCCCAAACCTTACTCAACCCACCTGGTCACGCACTGTTAAGCCGCTGTATGACGCTCTGGTGGTGCAATGCCACAAGGAAGAGTCAATCGCAGACAACATTTTGAACGCGGTCACACGTTAGCAGCATGATTGCCACGGATGGCAACATATTAACGGCATAATATTGACTTTTTGAATAAAGTTGGGTAGATTTGACATCAACGATGGATAAATGCACTCGTTAAATAAAGCCCTGAGTTAATAGCTCGGGGCTTTTTGCGTTTGCACAACAGGTAAGAGCATTGCGCGCCTGACGAGTCCATGAGGGACGAAACGCATTAGCGTCGCGCGGAGTATCCCCAGCCGGGGAATAACTGGATACCAGGGGAGTCAACCCTAAGCGCATTTACGAGTGTGTTTAGGGCGTGGGTCGGCAATGACTCCCTGTGCAGCCGACATCTGGCCCGGCAACATACAGTGCTCTTTCCGTTGTGCTGAATTAAGCGAATACCGGAAGCAGAACCGGATCACCAAATGCGTACAGGCGTCATCGCTGCCCAGCAACAGCACAACCCAAACTGAGCCGTAGTCACTGGCTATCCTGAACTCATCAGTGATAGTTATGCTGCGGCCTTCTACATATGACCTTCGTGAAAGCGGGTGGCAAGAGGCTGCGCTAACAACCTCCTGCCGTTTTGCCCGTGCATATCGGTCACGAACAAATCTGATTACTAAACACAGTAGCCTGGATTTGTTCTATCAGTAATCGACCTTATTCCTAATTAAATAGAGCAAATCCCCTTATTGTGGGTAAGACATGAAGATGCCAGAAAAACATGACCTGTTAGCCGCGATTCTCGCGGCAAAGGAACAAGGCATCGGGGCAATCCTTGCGTTTGCAATGGCGTACCTTCGCGGCAGATATAATGGCGGTGCGTTTACAAAAACAGTAATCGACGCAACGATGTGCGCCATTATCGCCTGGTTCATTCGTGACCTTCTCGACTTCGCCGGACTAAGTAGCAATCTCGCTTATATAACGAGCGTGTTCATCGGCTACATCGGTACTGACTCGATTGGTTCGCTTATCAAACGCTTCGCTGCTAAAAAAGCCGGAGTAGAAGATGGTGGAAATCAATAATCAACGTAAGGCGTTCCTCGATATGCTGGCGTGGTCAGAGGGAACTGATAACGGACGACAGAAAACCAGAAATCATGGTTATGACGTCATTGTAGGCGGAGAGCTATTTACCGATTACTCCGATCACCCTCGCAAACTTGTCACGCTAAACCCAAAACTCAAATCAACAGCCGCCGGACGTTACCAGCTTCTTTCCCGTTGGTGGGATGCCTATCGCAAGCAGCTTGGCCTGAAAGACTTCTCTCCGAAAAGCCAGGACGCTGTGGCACTGCAACAGATTAAAGAGCGTGGTGCTTTACCGATGATTGACCACGGTGATATTCGTCAGGCAATCGACCGTTGCAGCAATATCTGGGCTTCACTGCCGGGCGCTGGTTATGGTCAGTTCGAGCATAAGGCTGACAGCCTGATTGCAAAATTCAAAGAAGCAGGCGGAACGGTCAGAGAGATTGAGGTATGAGCAGAGTAACCGCGATTATCTCCGCTCTGGTTATCTGCATCATTGTCTGCCTGTCATGGGCTGTTAATCATTACCGTGATAACGCCATGACCTACAAAGAGCAGCGCGATAAAGCCACATCCATCATCGCTGATATGCAGAAGCGTCAACGTGATGTAGCAGAACTCGACGCAAGATACACAAAGGAGCTTGCTGATGCTAACGCGACTATCGAAAGTCTCCGTGCTGATGTTTCTGCTGGTCGTAAGCGCCTGCAAGTCGCCGCCATCTGTGCAAAGTCAACGACCGGAGCCAGCAGCATGGGCGATGGAGAAAGTCCAAGACTTACAGCAGATGCTGAACTCAATTATTACCGTCTCCGAAGTGGAATCGACAGGATAACCGCGCAGGTTAACTACCTGCAGGAATACATAAGGACGCAATGCCTTCGATGATAGCGATAATTTTACTCATCATCCTTCACATCTGGCTCTGTAGACAGGGTGGTGATCACTTCTGGAGTGAATCCAGATTAAATATCTCATTGTTGATGCTTGATATTGAGCATCTGGCGCGCGGTAAGGGGCTGCGTTGAGATAAGAGCCAGTCATTACAAATACCAGGATTTAGCCTCGCATTCGCGGGGTTTTTTATTCCCAACTCCATAGGTGATTTTATGACCCAGCATATTGGCGTAAAACTGATTAACGCCTTTCCGATGACGAGACAGGCATATAACGATTTTCGTGGCTGGCAGCTTCCTGCCGGAGAAAACGGCGAGGACGAAGGCTATCTGGTTGAATATCTGGATGGCGGAAAACCTAACACCGATCGCTTTGATGGCTACGTTAGCTGGAGTCCAAAAGAAGTATTCGAAAGGGCTTATCGTCCGGTATCAGGACTAAGTTTCGGCCTTGCCATGGAAGCGTTAAAACAGGGCAAAAGTTTGCAGCGGGCAGGATGGAATGGGAAAGACCAGTTTGTTTATCTCATGAAAGGGGAAAAATTAGCGTCTGCGTTGGGTTATGGCTTTGGCGAATATGTTGGCGAGCCAACTTTCAATGACACGCTTGTATTGAAAAACTCACAGAACCGACTTGCTACATGGGTTCCATCCATTGGCGACCTGATGGCTGAAGACTGGCAAATCATTTAACCATGTAGTCATTACAAAGCCTATCTACGGGTGGGCTTGATAATGAAACCGGAATTTATTCTGGGCAACCAGTTACGGCAGTACCGCGAAACAACCCAAGCCAGTAAGTGGGGAAATAACACTGGCAGCCACTGAAAGATGAACCTCCTGCCTTATGGCAAAAAAGATTCTTTGTGGTGGCGGACTGATGGAAAGACATCGGATAGAATAAAACAGTGGCTAGGGTAGCTCCCGAAAAGCGGAATCGTCACCGCCAGCCACTGAATCTATGACGAACAACTAGACGAGGTTGATATGAGTGAAATTGATAAAATAATAAATGGTACATGTAACTTTCAATCAATACCGCAAGGTAGTTATGTAAAACAATGTAGTGAAATAGTTAATGGTCAGCTTGTAATGTCAAAAGCAGGACGCGGAGTTTCTATGGATGAAAAAAAATCAATAAATGAAGCCCTGTTAAGCATCAATGTTTTTGACTTGTTTCGCCCATCTTGGGTTATCTTGCAAAATAGTAGTCAATTCCCACATTATTGATAATTAATTATTAAATTGGTCGCTAAGTAGGCCTTTTTTATTGCCATCACAAAAGCCATTCCCTACAGAGTGGCTTTGATAATGGCTTATACCCTACACGGGATAACTTAACTGATATCCCTTTTAACGGATAAACGGAGCCAACAATGGCAGAGATTATTCCCATGACTGAAGAACAGAAATTCCAGTTAGAGATTTACAAACTGGTCATGAACCAGAACGCAGCCGCAGAAGAAGCATTTCAGTTCATTGGCACTGACGAGCTGAAGCTTGAGCTATTCAAAATTCACTTCCAGTCAGGTGGCGCTAATTCAGATATCACGACCCGCACTATCGAAGCGGTGCGTAAATCGAAGGAAGCGTTAGACCTGTTCACCACCGGAGCATAAACATGGCGCGCCCAACAAAGTATCAAGAGGCGTACGCCGAACAGGCACGCAAACTGTGCTTGCTGGGCTATACAGACGCAGAACTTGCTGATTTCTTTGAAGTCAGTGAGTCAACTATTAACAAGTGGAAGCTTGATTATCCTAAGTTTTCGGAGTCCATAAAAAAGGGTAAGGCCGTCGCTGATGCAGAAGTTAGTGATCGTCTTTATCAACGCGCTATGGGCTTCGTGGCTCCAGACATCGATATTCGTGTTATTGAAAACAGAATTGTCGAAACTCCGCTTGAGAAGTATTACCCGCCTGATACAACAGCCGCCATCTTCTGGCTTAAGAACCGACAGAAGGATAAATGGCGCGACAAGGTTGATCACGAGCTAACAGGCAAAGACGGCGGCGCAATTCAGATTGAAACATCACCGATGAGCACTCTGTTCGGAAAATGACCTCGATTAATCCTATCTTTGAACCGTTCATTGAGGCGCATCGCTACAAAGTCGCCAAAGGCGGTCGAGGTAGCGGTAAATCATGGGCAATTGCGAGGCTGCTTGTTGAAGCGGCGCGTCGGCAGCCTGTGCGTATTCTCTGCGCTCGTGAACTGCAAAACAGTATCAGCGATTCTGTAATCCGGTTGCTTGAAGACACCATCGAGCGTGAAGGGTATTCGGCTGAGTTTGAAATTCAGCGTTCCATGATTCGTCATCTCGGAACGAATGCTGAATTCATGTTCTACGGCATCAAAAACAACCCGACGAAGATTAAATCGCTCGAAGGTATTGATATCTGCTGGGTGGAAGAAGCGGAGGCGGTAACGAAGGAATCATGGGATATCCTGATACCAACCATCCGTAAGCCGTTCTCTGAAATATGGGTGAGCTTTAACCCGAAAAACATCCTCGACGATACCTATCAGCGATTCGTCGTAAATCCTCCAGATGATATTTGCCTGCTGACGGTGAACTACACCGACAACCCGCACTTTCCTGAAGTTCTCCGTCTGGAGATGGAAGAGTGTAAACGCAGAAATCCGACACTGTATCGTCACATCTGGCTTGGTGAGCCAGTGAGCGCAAGTGATATGGCAATCATCAAACGTGAATGGCTTGAAGCCGCAACCGATGCGCACAAGAAACTAGGATGGAAAGCGAAAGGCGCTGTTGTTTCTGCACATGACCCGTCAGATACAGGGCCGGATGCTAAAGGTTATGCATCGCGTCACGGTTCGGTAGTTAAGCGCATTGCCGAAGGTCTGCTGATGGACATCAACGAGGGGGCTGACTGGGCTACTTCGCTGGCGATTGAAGACGGTGCTGACCACTACTTGTGGGATGGTGATGGTGTCGGTGCAGGGCTACGCAGACAGACAACGGAAGCGTTCTCCGGTAAGAAAATCACCGCCACGATGTTCAAGGGCAGCGAATCGCCATTTGATGAAGATGCACCATATCAGGCTGGAGCATGGGCTGATGAAGTCGTGCAGGGCGACAACGTTCGCACTATTGGCGATGTGTTCCGCAATAAGCGAGCGCAATTCTATTACGCGCTGGCTGACAGGTTGTATCTGACATATCGGGCGGTTGTCCACGGTGAGTATGCAGACCCCGACGACATGCTGAGCTTCGACAAAGAAGCGATAGGCGAGAAGATGCTGGAGAAGCTGTTTGCAGAACTGACGCAGATTCAGCGCAAATTCAATAACAACGGGAAGCTGGAGCTTATGACTAAGGTCGAAATGAAGCAGAAGCTCGGTATTCCATCTCCTAACCTGGCTGATGCGCTGATGATGTGTATGCATTGCCCGGCATTGGTCCGCGAAGAAACTGAAATATACGTTCCCTCATCCTCCGGTTGGTAAACATGGCAGAGACATTAGAGAAAAAACATGAGCGGATCATGCTCAGGTTTGACCGCGCCTATTCTCCACAGAAGGAAGTGCGCGAAAAGTGCATTGAAGCTACGAGGTTTGCTCGTGTCCCCGGAGGTCAATGGGAAGGAGCAACGGCGGCTGGAACTAAGCTTGATGAGCAGTTCGAGAAGTATCCTAAGTTTGAAATCAATAAGGTAGCAACTGAACTTAACCGCATCATTGCAGAATACCGCAATAACAGAATCACCGTTAAGTTTCGTCCTGGTGACAGAGAGGCAAGCGAAGAGTTAGCCAATAAATTAAATGGTCTGTTCCGTGCTGACTACGAAGAAACTGATGGCGGTGAGGCTTGCGATAATGCATTTGACGACGCTGCTACTGGTGGTTTCGGTTGCTTCCGTTTGACGTCGATGCTGGTCAATGAATACGACCCCATGGACGATCGTCAGCGTATTGCTATTGAACCAATATACGACCCGTCGCGCTCTGTGTGGTTTGACCCTGACGCTAAGAAGTACGACAAATCTGACGCGTTGTGGGCGTTCTGTATGTATTCGTTGTCACCTGAAAAATATGAGGCTGAATACGGAAAGAAACCTCCTGCTTCTCTGGATGTAACGTCTATGACCAGTTGGGAATATAACTGGTTTGGTGCAGATGTTATTTACATAGCGAAGTATTACGAAGTTCGTAAAGAGTCTGTTGACGTCATCAGTTATCGACATCCAATCACTGGAGAGATTGCAACATACGACAGTGATCAGGTTGAAGATATTGAAGATGAACTGGCAATAGCTGGATTTCAGGAAGTGGCAAGGCGCTCAGTGAAGCGCCGTCGTGTGTATGTATCCGTAGTGGATGGTGATGGTTTCCTTGAGAAACCTCGACGTATTCCTGGTGAGCATATCCCCCTCATCCCGGTTTATGGAAAACGCTGGTTCATTGATGACATTGAGCGTGTCGAAGGGCACATTGCAAAAGCAATGGATCCACAGCGTTTGTACAACCTTCAGGTTTCAATGCTGGCTGATACTGCAGCGCAAGACCCCGGTCAGATCCCTATAGTTGGCATGGAGCAAATTCGTGGACTTGAGAAGCACTGGGAGGCTCGCAACAAGAAACGCCCAGCGTTCTTGCCGTTGCGCGAAGTGAGAGATAAATCTGGCAACATTATCGCTGGAGCTACCCCGGCAGGATATACACAGCCTGCGGTTATGAATCAGGCATTGGCTGCATTACTACAGCAAACCAGTGCTGATATTCAGGAGGTTACAGGCGGCAGTCAGGCCATGCAGCAGATGCCAAGTAATATTGCTCAGGAAACGGTTAACAACTTGATGAACAGAGCAGATATGGCTTCGTTTATCTATCTGGACAATATGGCGAAAAGTCTTAAACGCGCTGGTGAAGTATGGCTGTCAATGGCGCGTGAAGTGTACGGTTCAGAACGTGAAGTGCGCATCGTTAACGAAGATGGAAGTGATGATATCGCTGTCCTGAGCGCACAGGTTGTTGACAGGCAAACAGGGGCTGTTGTTGCGTTAAATGACCTTTCTGTCGGTCGATACGATGTGACGGTTGATGTTGGACCAAGCTACACAGCACGACGTGATGCAACGGTTTCTGTACTGACAAATGTCCTTAGCTCTATGCTTCCAACAGACCCAATGCGTCCGGCAATTCAGGGTATTATTCTGGACAATATCGATGGCGAAGGCCTTGATGACTTCAAAGAGTACAACCGAAACCAACTGCTGATATCTGGCATTGCAAAACCACGCAATGAGAAAGAGCAGCAGATTGTTCAACAGGCGCAAATGGCAGCACAAAGCCAGCCAAATCCTGAAATGGTTCTCGCTCAGGCGCAAATGGTAGCAGCGCAGGCAGAAGCGCAAAAAGCAACTAACGAAACTGCTCAAACTCAAATCAAAGCATTTACTGCCCAGCAGGATGCGATGGAGAGTCAGGCAAACACTGTCTATAAACTGGCTCAAGCCAGAAACATCGATGACAAAGCAGTGATGGAGGCAATACGCCTTCTGAAAGATGTCGCCGAGTCACAACAACAGCAATTCCAGTCACCACCACAGTCTCCGGCAGACTTAATGCCGAGTTAACCAGGAGTAATCAATGGAAAACGAACTGATCATCGACGGTCAGGTTATTGACCTGTCTGAAACACAGGAAAATGCAGAAGAAACCATCATCCAAACAGAGTCACAGCCTGAGAATGAAAGCCAGGATGACAACGGTAAAGAGGTGGCAACTGATCCTGAAAAAACCGAAGAGACACCAGAAGATTACGCCTTGCGTATTGGTGATGAAGAAATTCAGCTTAACGCTGACGATGATGATCACATTGACGGGCAACCTGCACCGCAATGGGTGAAAGATCTTCGCAAAGGCTTCAAAGAAACACAGAAAGAAAACCGTGAGTTGCGCCGCCAGCTTGAGGAAGCATTAGCCAAGCCTGCGGAACATCAGCAACCACAACCAGACGCTATTCCACCAAAACCGACTCTTGAGTCGTGTGATTATGACGAACAGGCGTTTGAACAGGCATTGACTGATTGGCATGAGAAAAAAGGCCGTGTCGAACAGCAGCAGCAACAAAAACTACGTCAGCAACAGGAATACCAGCAGCGTTTCCAGCAAAGGGTAGAAGCGCATAAACAACGGGCAGCCAAACTTCCTGTGAAAGATTATCAGGAAATGGAGGCCATTGTTCTTAGTGAGCTACCACCAATTCAGCAGGAAATCATCATTCACTGTGCAGACGAAGGCTCTGAACTACTCGCCTATGGCTTAGGTAAGAGCCAGCAATTACGCCAGCGTGTAGCCGCTGAGACAGATCCAATTCGCGCAGCATTCCTCTTGGGGCAGATTAGCAAACAGGTAAGCCTTGCTCCAAAACCAAAGAAAGCCATCAAGCCAGAGCCGGAAGTACGTGGTGGCGGTGCTGATGCGAAACAAGACGAATTCAACAAATTATGCCCCGGCGCAAAAATCGAATAAGGAAAAGATAAATGCCTAACAATCTCGACAGTAACGTCAGTCAAATCGTTCTGAAAAAATTCCTTCCGGGTTTTATGTCAGATTTAGTTCTGGCGAAAACCGTAGACCGTCAGTTGCTGGCAGGTGAAATCAACTCCAGCACTGGCGATAGCGTTAGCTTTAAACGTCCGCATCAATTCTCATCCCTCCGTACTCCCACTGGTGATATTTCAGGGCAAAATAAAAACAACCTGATCTCAGGTAAAGCTACGGGGCGTGTAGGTAACTACATCACTGTTGCTGTTGAATATCAGCAACTGGAGGAAGCGATCAAGCTTAACCAACTGGAAGAAATTCTCGCGCCGGTTCGCCAGCGAATCGTTACCGACCTTGAAACAGAGCTTGCTCACTTCATGATGAATAACGGTGCGTTGTCACTTGGTAGCCCCAATACTCCAATCACCAAATGGTCTGATGTTGCGCAGACGGCATCTTTCCTGAAAGACCTCGGCGTTAATGAAGGTGAAAACTATGCTGTAATGGATCCATGGTCTGCACAGCGACTTGCTGATGCGCAGACTGGTTTGCACGCTTCAGATCAATTGGTTCGTACTGCATGGGAGAATGCGCAGATTCCAACCAATTTTGGCGGCATTCGCGCACTGATGTCTAATGGGCTTGCCTCTCGTACGCAGGGGGCATTTGGAGGAACACTGACAGTCAAAACACAGCCAACTGTTACCTATAACGCAGTTAAAGACTCATACCAGTTCACTGTAACATTGACCGGAGCGACAGCCAGCGTTACAGGTTTTCTGAAAGCTGGTGATCAGGTTAAATTCACCAATACCTACTGGCTGCAACAGCAGACCAAACAGGCGTTGTATAACGGAGCCACACCAATTAGCTTCACTGCAACGGTTACTGCTGATGCTAATTCAGACAGCGGTGGCGATGTGACGGTTACGCTTTCTGGTGTTCCGATTTATGACACTACAAACCCGCAGTACAACTCTGTAAGTCGTCAGGTAGAGGCAGGCGATGCCGTATCTGTAGTAGGCACTGCTAGCCAGACAATGAAGCCAAACCTGTTCTATAACAAGTTCTTCTGTGGACTTGGCTCTATCCCACTGCCGAAACTGCACAGTATTGATTCTGCTGTTGCAACATATGAAGGTTTCTCCATCCGCGTACATAAATACGCAGATGGCGATGCCAACGTGCAAAAAATGCGCTTCGACTTACTTCCTGCATATGTGTGCTTTAACCCTCACATGGGCGGTCAGTTCTTCGGTAATCCGTAATAACAAGGGGCTTCCGCCCCTTTTATGTTTTAAGGAAACAATATGGATCGCATGAGTGTATTCCTTGCCGCAGATAACGAATCCGGACATGTACAGGCCGTTATCGCAGAAAAAGACTTCCAGTTTTTCGAAAAGTTGGGCTTTGTTGCCTCAGTTGATGAATTGAAACCGACCAGTAAGCGAGGTCGTAAGGCGGCAGACAATGGCAACAGTACTGACAAAGGGTGAGATCGTCCTTTTTGCGCTTCGTAAGTTTGCTATTGCTTCTAATGCATCGCTGACTGATGTTGAGCCGCAATCAATTGAAGATGGTGTAAATGATCTGGAAGATATGATGTCCGAGTGGATGATTAACCCCGGCGACATTGGTTACGCTTTCGCAACTGGAGATGAGCAGCCATTACCAGATGATGAGTCAGGTCTTCCAAGAAAATACAAACACGCAGTAGGCTATCAGTTATTGCTGAGAATGCTATCTGATTACAGCCTTGAGCCAACTCCGCAAGTTCTCAGTAACGCCCAACGCTCATATGATGCCTTGATGACCGACACTCTGGTTGTTCCTTCAATGCGACGACGTGGAGATTTTCCTGTAGGACAGGGTAATAAATATGACGTGTTTACATCTGACTGATATTATCCAGGCGATCTCCCTCTGATTGATGGCGATATCCCAAACGCATAGGTGAATAAATGCCGATTCAGCAACTTCCGCTTATGAAAGGTGTCGGCAAAGACTTCCGAAACGCCGACTATATCGACTATCTGCCAGTGAATATGTTGGCTACACCAAAAGAAATCCTTAACAGCAGCGGATATCTTCGCTCATTCCCGGGCATTGCCAAACGTTCTGATGTGAACGGCGTATCGCGTGGCGTCGAGTACAACATGGCGCAGAATGCTGTTTATCGCGTGTGTGGTGGCAAGCTGTACAAAGGAGAAAGTGAAGTCGGTGATGTTGCCGGAAGTGGTCGCGTATCAATGGCGCATGGTCGGACATCACAGGCGGTAGGCGTTAATGGTCAACTGGTCGAGTATCGCTATGATGGCACGGTTAAAACCGTCTCAAACTGGCCTACAGACAGCGGATTCACACAGTATGAGTTAGGTCCAGTTCGCGACATTACGCGCTTACGTGGCCGTTATGCGTGGTCAAAAGACGGCACCGATTCATGGTTTATCACTGACCTTGAAGACGAATCGCATCCTGACCGATACAGCGCACAATATCGTGCAGAATCACAGCCTGACGGCATCATCGGAATCGGAACATGGCGAGACTTCATCGTCTGCTTTGGTACATCGACTATTGAATATTTCTCCCTGACTGGTGCAACCACAGTTGGTGCTGCTTTGTATGTCGCACAGCCATCGCTGATGGTGCAGAAAGGCATTGCCGGGACTTACTGCAAAACACCATTCGCTGATTCTTATGCGTTCATCAGCAATCCGGCAACGGGTGCGCCGTCTGTGTACATCATCGGTTCCGGGCAGGTGTCACCAATCGCCAGCGCGAGCATTGAGAAAATTCTTCGCACCTACACTGCTGATGAACTGGCTGATGGCGTAATGGAATCGCTGCGGTTTGATGCTCATGAATTGCTGATTATCCATCTTCCGCGTCACGTTCTGGTGTACGACGCATCTTCAAGCGCCAATGGTCCGCAATGGTGCGTGTTGAAAACTGGCTTATATGATGATGTGTACCGCGCTATCGACTTCATTTACGAAGGCAATCAGATAACGTGCGGCGATAAGCTGGAATCTGTTACCGGGAAACTGCAGTTCGATATCAGCAGCCAGTACGACAAGCAACAGGAACACCTGCTGTTTACTCCGTTGTTCAAAGCGGATAACGCCAGATGCTTCGATCTGGAGGTGGAATCATCCACTGGCGTAGCTCAGTACGCCGACCGCCTGTTCCTCTCTGCAACCACTGACGGCATCAATTACGGGCGTGAGCAGATGATTGAACAGAATGAACCGTTCATTTACGACAAACGTGTTTTGTGGAAGCGTGTCGGGCGCATCAGGAAAAATGTCGGCTTCAAATTGCGCGTTATCACGAAGTCACCTGTCACTCTGTCAGGCTGCCAGATAAGGATTGAGTAATGGCGGATTCGAATCTCAACACTCCTGTTATTGTGCAGGCGACGCGGCTCGATACATCAATCCTTCCACGCAATATCTTCAGCCAGTCTTACCTGTTGTATGTCATTAATCAGGGGGCTGATGTCGGCGCAATTGCCGGGAAGGCAAATCAGGCTGGTCAGGGCGCTTACGATGCACAGGTGAAAAACGATGAACAGGATGTCGAACTGGCTGATCACGACGCAAGAATCACCGCAAACACAAAAGCGATAAATCTCCTTGAGGTCAGGTTAACAACCGCCGAAGGGAAGATAGTCGTACTGCGTAGCGATGTTGATTACTTGCTGGATGAGGTTATCGATATTCAGGCGCATCTGGTCACTGTTGACCAAAGACTGGATGGCGTAGAAAACGATGTATCTGACATTAAGAGTGATTACGTATCGAAAACCGTAACCGAATTGCAGTCTCTTGAGTCACCGCTGGATGTAAAAACATCATATTCAGTTGATGGAATTCAGGTTGTTGGAGCAAGAAATACCGGATGGACTACAGCCACGGGTACGCCACTTCTTGGCTCATTCAACGCTAACCAGTCATACGCTGTCGGCAATACGTACACACAATCCGAAGTCGCAGCTATCGCTACAGGTTTGGAGCAGGCGCGGCAGCGTATTCTGGCGCTTGAAACAGCACTTAGATTACATGGGCTGATTGACTGATGATTACATTCAAACCAACGCGAAACATCGACCTGATCGAAGCAGTCGGAAATCACCCTGACATTATTGCCGGAAGCAACAACGGTGATGGATACGACTACAAGCCTGAATGCCGTTACTTTGAGGTTAACGTGCACGGTCAGTTCGGCGGCATTGTTTACTATCAGGAGATTCAGCCGCTGACATTCGATTGCCACGCCATGTACCTGCCAGAGATTCGGGGATTCAGCAAGGAAATCGGGCTGGCGTTTTGGCGATACATTCTGACTAACACCACCGTTCAGTGCGTCACATCGTTCGCTGCACGCAAATTCCGCCACGGTCAGATGTACTGCGCAATGATTGGCCTTAATCGTGTAGGAACCATCAAGAAATACTTCAAAGGCGTGGATGACGTGACTTTTTACAGCGCCACACGCGAAGAACTAATCGACTTCCTGAATCACGGGAGATAGCCATGTTATATGCATTTAAGCTGGGCAGAAAACTGCGCGGCGAGGAACCTTATTGCCCTGAAAAAGGCGGGAAAGGTGGCAGCTCTGATAAAAGCGCAAAGTATGCAGCAGAAGCTCAGAAGTATGCCGCAGACCTGCAAAATCAGCAGTTCAACACCATCATGAATAACCTGAAGCCGTTTACTCCTCTGGCTGAGAAGTATGTCGGCAGCCTCGAGAACTTATCGTCTCTGGAGGGGCAAGGTCAGGCACTTAACCAGTATTACAACTCTCAGCAGTATAAAGACCTTTCAGGTCAGGCTCGCTATCAGAGTCTTGCGGCAGCGGAAGCAACAGGTGGATTGGGTTCCACCGCAACCAGTAATCAGTTAGCAACAATCGCACCAACGCTTGGTCAGCAATGGCTATCTGGACAAATGAACAATTACAACAACCTGGCAAATATCGGTCTTGGCGCTCTTCAGGGGCAGGCAAACGCCGGGCAAACATATGCCAACAACATGAGTCAGATTTCACAGCAAAGCGCGGCGCTGGCTGCGGCAAACGCCAACCGACCGTCAGCATTGCAGCAGGGGGTTAGTGGTGCTGCATCCGGTGCGCTTTTGGGGGGTGGCATAGCCAGTGCTCTCGAGCTATCAACTCCGTGGGGTGCTGGTATCGGTGCTGGTCTTGGTCTGCTTGGTTCACTGTTTTAAGGGGTAATCAATGGCTACGTGGCAACAGGGTATTAATTCTGGTGGTTTTCTGGCTGGCATTGGTGCGCAAAACGAGAATGCGCCAAAGGCAAGCGACATTAATGCAACGCTTGGTCTGATCCGCGAAAACAATGAACTGTCTCGATCAGGTGCAAATAACGTTGGTCTGACCGCGTTACGTGGTCTGGCTGGAGTTGCTGATATTTATAAGCAGGAGCAACAGCAGGAGCGTAAAGCGGCATTCCAGAAAGGTTATGCAGATGCTTATGCGTCCGGCGACAGGGAGCAGATGCGTAATCTTATTACAGCATTCCCTGAAGAGTTTGAGGAAGTCCGTAAAGGGATGGGGTATGTCGATGACGCCCAGCGGGATGATTTTGGCAATCTGGCGCTTAAAGCACAGGTAGCCTCATCGCTTGGTCCGGGCGCATTTGGCAGGTTCATGATGGATAATGAGCAGGAGATGCGTCGTTTAGGTATCCCTCCAGAAACTATTGCTGAAATGCAGGTTAATGACCCGCAGGGCTTCCAGCACTTCGCAGGTAATCTGGCACTATTTTCTCTCGGTCATGAGAAGTACTTCGATATAAAAGATCGAATGGAGGGGCGGGATATTGAGCGTGGCAAGTTGGCAGAGACAATCCGCAGCAATCAGGCTGGCGAGGCGCTAACAGCACGAGGCCAGAACATCACGATGCGCGGTCAGGATTTATCGATGCAGAGAGCATCAATGAAAGGGTCGGTTGGGAATAATGAGCGTACAGTTCAGTTAGCAGATGGCAGAACTGTAACGGTAGGCGGGAAGCTTCACGGCGCTGGGGCTAATGCGTTCTACGAAGGTATCGACAACGAGGGGAATATGGTTCGCGTTCCTGCTGGCTCTATTGCCGCTCCGGCTACATCGGCAGCAAGCGCGCAGAATTACGCAATGAAGAAAGATCTTGATGCAATTTCTGGTGCATCAATTGACGATCTTGGCTTCATGACTGGCATTACAGGCTCTTCAGGTTCTCCTGCTCTTGGTGCAGATATTCGTAGCCGTGCATCTGGTGGTGATCAGAGGAAACTATACAACGCTGCACAGCGAATCCAAGGAAAGATGCAGAATCAGGGCATTGCAGCAGCCAGAGACATGGGGGCATCCGGTATCAACACCGTTGCAGAAGCAAAGATGTATTTTCAAGGTATGCCACAGGTTGATTTCTCAAGCCCTGAAGCACTGCAACAATCAATGCGCGACATTCAGCAATATACCGACAATTACAACCAACAATATAACATTAATGTTGGTAAATCTCAGCGGCAGCAATCTCAACCTACACAGGTATCACAGCCAGCAGCCAGCAGTAACTTTTCTTCACTATGGGGTGATTAATGGCTAAAGCATGGAAAGATGTTATCGCCTCTCCACAGTATCAGGCGTTAACTGAAGAACAGAAAGCACAGGCTCAAGCGCAATATTTTGATGAGGTTGTTGCCCCTAAGGCTGGTGACAAATGGGCTGAAGCAAGAGATCAGTTTTATGCAGCATACCCTCCGCCTCAGCAGCAGAAAGAAGAACCATCATTGATGCAACAAGCTGGCGATTGGCTCACTGGTGGTCAAAGTGCAGGGCAAATTGCAGAACAGGCTGGTCGTGGTCTGGTAAACATACCATTTGACGTATTGCAGGGTGGCGCAAGTCTGATTAATGCAATCAGTCAGGGGCTTGGTGGGCCAAAAGTATTGGATGATGTCTATCGTCCAGTCGATCGACCGACAGACCCTTATGCGCAAGCTGGAGAAACAATTGGCGGGTATTTAGTTCCAGGAGTTGGAACGGCAGGAAGCATGGCTATTGGATCACTGGCAGAGGCCGCAAATCAGAAAGGCGATTTCGCACAAAATGCAGCTAAAAATGCCGGAGTTAACCTTGCCGCTCAGGGTGTTCTTTCCGCAGCAGCAAAGGGAATAGGGCGTGGAATAACGGCTATAAAAGGTGATATTGCGCCAGAAGTGGCGAAGAAAATTGCCACATCAGAATCGATGGGCGTGACACCAATGACATCTGATGTTATCCCGCCGAAAAATGCTTTCACTCGCGGCCTAACTCAGGATGCCGAGGGGGCTTTGCTCGGGACAGGCTCAAAGCGAGCGGAGCAATATGCAACGCGTAGTAAGCTGGTAAGTAATTATTTTGACCGGTTTGGTGAGTACAACCCTGATGATGTGGTGAAATCTCTTACCACCACGTTAAGGGGGCGGAAGGATGCCGCTGGCGCTGTTATCAATGACGTCACCAATAAAATGGGTAATGCCGCAGTTGATACCACAAATACCATGAATGCTCTGAATACAGCGATCGCAAGACAGGAACGGCTTGGGACGTCTGCCAATCAAAGCCTGCTTACATCCTTGCGTAACCTACGTGAAGAATTAGCAAACCCTGCAACTGATTTGGATGTTACGTTTGATCTCTTGCGTCAGCACAGAACAGCATTTAGATCTAATGTTCAGGGAGATGCTATGGTCTTCCCCAACCAGGCAAAAGCAGCTACCAATATGGTAGAGAATGCAATGTCAAAAGACCTTCGTAACGCAGTTGCTAAAAACCTCGGTGCATCAGACGCAGCAAAATACCTTAAAGCAAATTCCGATTATGCAAACGTTTATAATAAGGTGCTTAATAAAAACATTGCTAACAAGCTCAACAAGGCAAGCAGTGAAGCCAGTCCTGAACTTATAAATACCGTTGTATTAAGCAGAAAACCATCTGACGTGAAACGAATCTGGAGCGCATTGGATGATAAAGGGAAAGATGCTATGCGTGCAGCTTACGTCAGCAAAATAGCGGAAAAGGCCGGTGACTCTCCAGCCAAGTTCATCACTGAAGTTAATAAGCTTAAATCTCAGTCAGGCGGTGAAATTTACAACACTATTTTTTCTGGAAAGCACATGAAAGAGCTTGATGCTCTTCATGAAGTTCTACAGCAAACAGCAAGATCAGACACCGCAAATGTAGTAACTCAGACGGGGCAATCGCAAGCCAACAGGATAAGGACGATTGGCGCAACTACGACTCTTGGCGTATCAATGGGGCTTGAGGCTGGTTTCGGTGCAATGATGCGCTTGTATGAATCCAAAGCAGCAAGGAATGCGCTCTTACGTCTGGCAAACACTAAAGCTGGAACGCCAGCTTATGAAAGAGCGCTAAATCAGGCGGCTACTGCCGTGCGCCCGCTCTTAGTTAACGAAGCTACCCGGCAGTAGCACTGTAAGCCAAGGACGGCATTTATTTTATAGTTTTTATGAATTCTTTATTAAATCCCTTCGCTTCTCCGGGGTATCTTCCGAAGACAATTTTTATAAAAACAGAAAAAATAAAGATAGCAACGCTTAACAACAATTGCAGTATCATTGGAACCCAAAGAACTACAGGCTCTATATTCATGAAACCAAATATTCTTCCGGCGATCATGGCGAAGTACCACACTGTTATCAGCAAACTTAGTGGCATATGAATTACTGATATTACCAATCCAAGAGCATCAGTAATTCTGTTTTCAAATTTTTCAGGGGAAAACTTTTCTTTAAGGTAATTCAGTGCGCAGGCCTCATTCTCTGGATTTTCAGCATTTTTCCCTATAGCAATAGAAATCTCAGATATCCTTGATTCAATTCTTTTACGTTTAATAAAACTAGAAAAAAAGAACCACGCAATCTGCAACCCTATCCCCAGAAATAGAGTTGCGGCAACTAGCACAGCGTAACTCATAGAATCAGACACACCAACCTCCTTAGTTTTGCGCAGGATACCAGATGATAATGTGTAGTTGGAGTAGCGCGGTTGTAATGCAAGCATTTTGTTTTGGTTTTATGCTTGCTTGTATGTGTGTACAGTGCATATAATGCAAGCATACATCACAATAAAGGTGCTTGCATTATGACTGAAAAGAAAAGTGGCGAAGGGAAAGCTAAGGGCGGGATCGCTCGCGCAAAGTCGCTGACTAAAGAGCAGCGTTCTGAAATAGCAAAGAAAGCAGCGGCAAAACGATGGGAAGGTAAGCCACTAAGAGCGATCAGAAAGGGTAACTTCATTGATGATTTCGGCATTGATGCAGAATGTTACGTACTTGATGATAATGATAAAACGGTTGTAGTTAGTAAAACTGGTCTGGCTAAATTACTAGGAATCGGTGAGCATGGTAGGGATGTAGACCGTTTTCTAAATACGAATTATATGGCTGATTTTGTTGATCCATTTCTGCTAGAAAAATTCAAAAAACCTCTTATTTTTCAATGGAGAAGTCCGGTCCCAAACTCAGCCCCAAATCCACTCGCTGATGAGGCTCACGGTTACGATATTGCCCTTATCGGCGATATAGCCACAGCAATGATTAATGCCGATCGAGCTGGCGCTCTACCGCCTTCAAGATCAAAATCTGCCAGCCTTGCCCAAAGACTTGTTACCGCATCAATGAAAGCAGGGCTTAAAGGACTTGGTTATGCTATTGCAGGATATCGACCTGAAGTACAGGAGGTTATTGATTCCTTCAAGGCCTTTGTTCGTGAAGAGGCGAGGCAGTATGAAAAAGAATTTCCAGATGAGCTATATGAGGAGTGGTATCGACTGTACGGCCTGAACAGGCCAGAGAAAGGACGTCCAATTCGTTTTGGGCAGCTAACCAACATGCAGATATACACTCCTCTAGCAAAGAGTAAAGGTAAAATCCTTGAACAGATTCGAGCCAGCCGAGACGAGAACGGAAAACAATCTGATAAGTTGCACCTGTTCCTTTCTGAAATTGGTGTCAAGGCTTTGCGTCAGCATATCGGTAAGCTTCTTGGTGTCGCAGCGATGAGCGAGACAAGAGAAGAATACGAAAAAGGAATAGAAAAGGTTTTTGGAAGAATAAAACCAGAAATCTAATTATAAAACCCACCTTCAGGTGGGTTTTTTGTTTTCTTGCATGTTCCTCAGCGTCTCAAGCAGCGCCTCTTTGAATTTGTCAGCTTCTTGCTGAGCAAATGACTCAACTGACTTTGGCGACCTATCTTCATCAATCGCGGCTTGCAAAATCATGACGATCTCGGAGTTAACAGAGCGACCATTTTTTGATGCTCTGACAGCAAGAGCCTCGCGTAAAGATTCAGGGATTCTTACCGTAGTTGGAGAAATTGACACACCCTTTGCCATATCACACCTTTGGTATTCAATTTGATATCAAAGTGTATGCAAAAAAATTTTGACTAGATATACTCACTTTGCTATCTTTTGTATTCGAAAAGAGTTGTTTGTGTGGAGGGTAACATGGAGAAAGAAATAAGTAAGATTTTGGTAAGGATGCCGCAGTCGTTAAAGGATGCTATCGGTAGCAGGGCAAAGGAAGAGTGCAGGTCGTTTAACTCAGAGGTTATCAAGCGCCTGATAGACAGCCTGAAGAGAGAGGGTGTGGCGATATGAATAAAGAAGATGGCTTTAAGTGCTCCTTCTGCGGAAAGCCTCAGCATGAATGTGCAATGTTGATTCGCGCTAAAGCAGAGATATTTATCTGTAGTGGTTGTGTATCTCTTTGCGTTGAAGCGATGGGGAAAGAGTTAAATTCTAGAAAAACAATGTTAGATGTGAACATAAAACAGTGAAGCCCCAACTGCGGTAACAGTCAGGGCTTCGGTTGTCGGTAAATCCGTGGAGAAAAACCAACATGAATAGTATAGCAATTTTAGAAGCAGTGAACACCTCTTACGTACCTTTCAATGGTCAGCAGATTATCACCGCCATGGCTGCCGGAGTTGCATATGTTGCGATGAAGCCAATCGTTGAAAACCTCGGAATGAGCTGGGGTACTCAGCAACAAAAACTTATGAAACAACTAGATAAGTTCAACTGTATTCATATGAATATGGTTGCCGCTGATGGTAAGCTTCGTAAGCTACTCTGCCTTCCTTTGAAGAAGTTAAATGGATGGCTGTTCAGCATCAACCCTGAGAAAGTTCGTGCTGACATACGCGATAAACTGATTCAGTACCAGGAGGAATGCTTTACTGTGCTGCATGACTACTGGACGAAGGGAAAGGCAGAAAATGCACGTAAGAAAACATCTGTTGATGACAGGACTCCGCTTCGTGATGCTGTAAATATGCTAGTCAGCAAAAAGCATCTAATGTACCCAGAAGCTTATGCAATGATTCATCAGCGTTTCAATGTGGAAAGTATTGAAGAGCTTGATGCATCTCAGATACCGCAAGCAGTAGAGTACATCCACAGGGTAGTGCTTGAAGGTGAGTTCATTGGCAAACAAGAGAAGAAAACCAACGAGCTTTCTGCAAAAGAAGCAAACAGCCTTGTATGGTTATGGGATTATGCCAACCGTTCACAGGCATTATTCCGCGAACTGTATCCGGCATTAAAACAAATTCAATCGAACTATTCCGGCAGATGCTACGACTACGGTCATGAATTCTCGTATGTTATCGGAATGGCGAGAGACGTTTTAATCAATCACACACGAGATGTTGATATCAATGAGCCAGACGGACCAACGAATCTTTCCGCATGGATGAGACTTAAGAATAAAGAATTACCTCCTTCAGTACATAACTACTGACAGATAACCAACGCAACGACCCAGCTTCGGCTGGGTTTTTTTATGCCCAAAATTCACCGTAGCCATGCTGCGGCGATTCCTTGTATCTGGAGCAAATTAAATGACAGACATTACAGCCAATGTTGTAGTAAGTATGCCATCGCAACTCTTCACTATGGCTCGTTCTTTCAAAGCCGTAGCTAATGGCAAAATTTATATCGGTAAAATTGACACTGACCCAGTAAATCCTGAAAACCAGATTCAGGTTTATGTGGAGAACGAAGATGGTTCTCACGTTCCTGTTGCACAGCCAATCATCATTAACGCTGCTGGTTATCCGGTATATAACGGACAGATTGCCAAGTTCGTAACTGTGCAAGGCCATTCTATGGCTGTTTATGATGCGTACGGGGCGCAGCAGTTCTATTTTCCGAATGTTCTGAAGTACGACCCGGATCAGTTCACAAATCGCCTAGCCGATGTTTATGGCTCAACGCTGGTTGGAGGAGCGTATTTTTCTGATATAAGAACTTATTCTGAGAAATCAAAAAAAATATATTGCCTTGGGAGGTCAGGGTTATTTGATGGCGGAGAAGGATGGTTTTATTTAGATGATACAGACACTACGAGCGATGATGATGATGGAATCATTTTGGTTGGGGCTTCCGGTAGGAGATGGAAGAGGGTAATAGAAGGGAGCTACAAACCCGAATGGTGGGGAGCAGATCCTACTGACACCGTTGATTGCCATGCAGCATTTACAAAATGCATCGCTGCTGCACGGGGTAAAGAAATTAGTTTAAGTGGTAAATATAAATTTTCAAAACCACTTGTTATTGACTTTAATGATGAGGCGAGCCTGAAAATAACAGGTACTGGCTCTTATAATCATATGGCAAATGCCAAAACTAAAAACCTTTGCTATTTAAATTTTGATTCTATACCGCAAAATTCGCGTGCCATTACTTTTAAGGGAGTAAGAGGTCTGGTTTTAGAAGATTTTCATGTATCGCATCGTGCCGGTGGTAGTTCGCTTTCAGTCGCTTTATGGCTGACTAAAATAGATGATTTTAGATTAACTGGTCTTACTGTGGATTCCGATACTGGACCTGGGGGGCAAGGTATCCGCTTTGGGGAATCTAATGGCACAGACTGTGCTTTCATGGGGAATATCTCTCATTGCAAAGTGTGGATGCATGGAGGTGGCCCTTCTTTCTGTGTGCAACCGGCATGTACTTCATTGCTGTTTGAAAACTGTTATGGCATTGGTGGTTATTTCTATTTCCAAAATTGTATCTATTGCTCTATGAACACTTGTGCAAGTGAAGGAAGTGAAGTTTCTGGGTATGGCTATATACTGCATTCTGTTGAAGGGTTTACTGCTATCAACTGCGCAGGGGAAGGAAATAAGTTAGGTGTTTTTTATCTATCTACAGGGTGTTCTCAAGTAGTTCTTACCTCCCCATATGGCGCAGGGAATGGAAATCTTACTGGAGACATAGATGGAGCCCTGGTTAAGTTGGATGGCACATCCGGTGCCAATAGTAATATTTTGATAGAAAACCCAGTATCACATTCGCAGGTAGGTAATGTGACATCTGATATTAATGCTGTAGGCGTCAATGGGCACACAGAAATAACTAATGTGTATTCAGAAAAACTAACAAAAGGAATAGCTGGTTCTGATTCCTGGATTCAGAACTATTTAACAATTACAGGAGATTTGAGTTGTCGCGACTTTATACCTGGGATCCCTGGTTGGACAGCTCCAGGAGGTGCGTTAATTGAAGGAAAATTTACAAGAAATAATAAGATTGTATCTTTTTCGGTTAAAGTGTCGCCAACAAACTATCTTTCATGTGAACATGGTCTATCAAAAACGACACTTCCGTCATTTGGAGGGCTGTTATATGGAGGTGCAGCACAGGTTTCGAATACTGCTGGTACGAACTATGGATCTGCGATGATCGATACTAACGGTGTGGTTTGGATGCCAAACATAACCAGTACGTCAAATGCAATACTCATAAGTGGGTCTGTGTTAACAAACTAATAAATTGATTTGATGGGGCATGGATGGGGCAAAAATTAGCGCAAAACAACTCAAAATCATCACAGGTTAAGATTCGTCTTGCGCTAATGATTCATGCTTTTCCGTCAATGAAATCAGCCCACCACTGCATCATTTCTCTGCGCTTATCCAGATACTGAGCATGGTTGTAAATCCCGCGCACAGATCCACCGTTGGCATGCGCCAGTTGAACCTCAATCGCGTCAGCAGGCCATTCGTGCTCGTTCATAATCGTGCTGAATTCATGCCTGAATCCGTGTCCGCTTTCCAGACCCTCATATCCGATTTGTTTGATCACAAGTAGTACAGCGTTCTCGCAAATTGGCTTCTTCTTATCGTTGCGCCCGGCAAAAACATACTCTGATACTGGTTTAGTGATTGAGCTTAGCGTAGTGAGAAGTTCAACCACCTGGTCTGACATCGGGACCACATGAATTTTGCGTCCCTTCATCACACTGGCGTCGATGGTGATAATCCTGTTTTCAAAATCGACGTTCTTCCATTGCATGGAGCGAAGCTCTTTCGTTCTTAGGGCTGTGTAGCGTAAAACTTTGGTCGCAATGAGCGATACGATACTTCCTGAAAATGTTGCCAGTGCTTTGTTGAATGCAGGGATCTGGTCTGCTGGAAGAAACGGGAAGTTCTTCTTGCGGTATCCTTTCATGGCGTCTGCAAGGTCAGGTGCCGGGTTATATTTAGCCCTTCCGGTGACAATAGCGTAACGGAAAACCTCGCCGCATCTTCTGCGGGCTTTGTTGGCTCGTTCCATTGCACCGCGATCTTCAAATCTGCGGATTACTTCCAGCAGTTGCATCGGCTCAATATCCTGAATCTCAAGACCGCCGATGATGGGTAAAATGTCGTCATCAAACATTTTGGCAAGCTCAGTTGCATAGCCTACTGACCATACTTGCTTCTTGTGCTCGTACCATTCCTTGTAAATTGCACTAAAGGAATTGTTGTTAGACGAAGCCTTTTTCGCTTTTACCGGATCGATGCCAACCGAGATGTCTTTCCTCGCGGTCCATGCTTTATCTCTTGCCTCCTGCAAAGTCATTAGCGGATATTTTCCTACGGTCAGGATTTTCTCCTTACCGTCAATCTTGTAGCGAAGCTGCCATACCTTTTTCCCTGACACAGGGACATAAAGGTACAGGCCATTACCATCGAGAAGGCGGTATGGTTTTTCTTTCGGCTTTGCTGCTTCAATCTGCTTAACGGTGAGCATGGGTAAAAATCCGGTGGGTAAAATTATTTTATCCACTTTTTACCCGTCATGGTGTGCGGCTGTCAACGATCTGACGCGAACCATGCCGAACTGTGAATCTACGGAAGGCTTGATATGCAGGGGATTTTGCGGACTAGTACGGATGGGAGCGAACTGATAAATGGTGTCCCCTGCAGGAATCGAACCTGCAATTAGCCCTTAGGAGGGGCTCGTTATATCCATTTAACTAAGAGGACAATGCGGCATGAGTATACCCGCTAATGGAGTGCGGGGTAAGTACGCTGCCGCTCGATTGCTTAAACCCTCGCCATTTATGCCGGGTTTTTATCATTTTTCTTAATGTTTTCCGCACGTTCTGCTTTTTGGCGTGCTTCTGCTTTACGCTTGTTGCTCATGTCGTTACGAATCTGTGCATGACTCATTAACGCGAAGATAAAGGTGCCGCCGCAGATGTTCCCCGCTAAAGTAGGTAGTGCGAAGGGCCAGATGAAATCGCTCCAGTGCAGCGTACCGTTAAACACCAGATAGAGGATTTCAACAGAACCGACCACGATATGGGTGGTGTCACCCAGGGCAATAAGCCAGGTCATCAATATAATCACCACAATCTTTGCCGCACCTGCTGCAGGAAACATCCATACCATAGTGGCGATCAGCCAGCCGGAAATGATCGCGTTGGCAAACATCTCGCTGGGGGTGTTCTTCATCACATCCATGCCGATTTTGACAAATGCATCGCGAGTTTCTTCATTGAAGATAGGCATATATTCAAATGCCCATGCAGCAATACCTGTCCCGAGAATATTACCCAGCAGCACGACGCCCCATAATCGCATAAGTAAGCCGACGTTGCTCATTGTCGGTTTTTGCATGACGGGTAGTACCGCAGTCACGGTGTTTTCGGTAAATAATTGCTGGCGGGCCATAATGACGATAATAAAACCAAAGGTATAACCGAGATTCTCCAGTAAGAAGCTGCCCGGCACACCTTCCAGTTCGACATGAAATATCCCTTTTGCCAGTAACGAAGCGCCCATCGACAGACCCGCCGCAATGGCTGACCACAGTAGCGCCATTGCGTCGCGTTCCAGCTCTTTTTCACCATCCTGGCGGATATGCTCATGAATTGCCATCGCCCGGGAGGGGAGTCGGTCTTCATCTATTTCTATTTTTTTGCCGCGCTCTTTTTCTTCGCTCTCAACTTCAATTTCGTCGCTGTGTTGATCAATTTTGTCGTTGTCCAT